GGCATGGGTGCAGAGGGTTGAGCAAAAAGAAATATTAATTCTTGATTTTCTTTTAAACATTTTCTTATCCATATATATTTACTGTACTCTGCGTAATCCCAAAACCTACCTTTAGCTTCTAATAAATATTCGATGTCATTAAAAGTTCTTGTGAAGTCCGGTTCATAGGTATGCTTAACTGTATAAGGAACTTTGTCTGCATGATGTGACCACTCAGTTAATAACTCTTGATGTAATTCATACTCCCAGTTAGAATCATATCCTTTAGGTAGATTCTTTTCTGTTGGTCTAATCTTACGGGGCTTGCGAAATCCTTTCTTCATTAATGTATTATCTCATATTTAGGTACTTCTGTCAAGCGATTTGTGCATTCGTAACTAAGTAATTCAGATAACTTTTCTATAACATCTGTCTCTACAGTATCAAGTTTATTACCTGAAAATAAATAACTACCTACAACTACAATTAATTCTTCAACTTCTATCTTATCTAAATCCCAAGATATAAAAACATCATCCACGTTCTAACTCCTGTACTGTAATGGTAGTATAATCTTTTCGTCCTTGTTTAATAAGTTTTTTAATTCCTTTTATAAACCAACGTAAAGTATACGCAGAAATGTGTAGACTTCTGTTAGCATAGATGTGTGTTTGATCAGGAATATATTCTTCTAAGTTATCTACTGTAACTTTATCTTTCTCTTCATCAGGTACAACACTCTGTAACCAACTAACCATTAAGTGTTTTGCTTGCTTTCTTATTTTCTTTTCTAGCTTTGAATTCATTTGTTATCTCCTCGACTTTAGGTTCTTTAACCACGTTTGTTAGATATGAAAGACCATTAGCATACTTAAATACCCTAAGACCTTTTCCATTATTAGAATCTTGATGACACTCAACTTTATGCCTACAAAAAAAGCATCCTCTAGCGAGTTTCATATTGCCTGACTTACCATCAGGGATAGGAGTGTAACAGATTTCAGGCGGTGCTGACTTCTTTAAAGACTTCTTGACTGTATCTATTTTACTCTCTATGTTAGGTTTGTCAAGTTCTTCCGGTATATAAAGAGCAAGTTCTCCACTTTCTTTATTCATAGCTAAGAACCCACCATCAGAAGTACCATGTCCTGCTTCATATCCTGCGAGCTGTGAAAGATATCCGAAGGTATCATCGTCTGCTAGTGTTCCGTCTTTAAACTTCTTAAAGGCGAAACCTGATGCAGTCTTAACATCTATTACTTGACCATCAATCACACAGTCCATGTGACCTTCAACTCCTTTAACCTTGACGTTCTTCTGTTCGTCTGTAACCTCGTGTCCGGCAAGTCGTACAAGAAGAAGAACAACTTCTTCAAGCATGTGTCCATAAAGAAACTTTATAAACGTAGAAGGTAATATTGAATTACTTTCGTCAGGGTATTTCATGTCGTACCATAACTGTCTATTTGGTTTACCTATGTTAGACATACGTAACGTGCCTGTTGATCGTTCAGTAGGTGTAGACCAATGACGAAGAACATCTTTCATGTCTTCACCAAACTTATCTATAACTTCATCGGACAGGTCAAGGGATTTACCCTCGCCAAGTACGGATAGTTTAGAGTAGATGTCTTCTACTAGTGTATTAAGGTTTTTCATTTTCGATGTTTTACAAATGTTAATTGTCTTGCTTCAGGTTCAAACATTAATAGTTGTACTCCTTCTTTGACTTGCTGTTGTGATCTTCCTGTACATTTAGTAACATTGTTACCTGTCTTTTTATGTAATTGAGGTTGTGCAGTTTTAACATCTATAAGTTTAATGTTTCCTTTTGAATCTCTAGCAATTAAATCTACTGAACCAGTACACCCACAATTTCTAAATACTTCATAACCATTATCCCATAGCCAAGTTACTGCATAGTACTCAGCCATATCTCCTTTTCTACTACTGTCGTTTGGTTTAATATATGTCATACGTTTCTCCTATTATATATAATTATCACTGGAATAAACCTTTATACTTTCTCCCTTTTTACGGGCTGTATTTTTTATAGATTTCATGTTCTCCGATGTGGATACCCATGTTAAATTTTGTATAGAGTAATCTAATTTATCTTCATTAATATGATCTGTATTATATTGAATATGTGGTATTGAATTTTTAATAAATGCCATAGCAAAAAGTCTATGACAATAAATTCGTTTACCTTTAACATTATTATCTATAGTATAACAAGGGTAAACAGATCGACTAAAATTTGGTTTAACTATTTTGTTTGTGTAGTTGTTTATTAAGTATGGAAAGTCAGTTCTGTTTTTATACTCAGGTAACATGTGAGTAGCTCCAGTTTTATGTAAGGTATATTTACCTTTTGGAACAGATAGTAAAAATTCTGATGTCCGATTTAAATCTTTTACCCTCTGCCCTGCATCCCCAAAGAAGATAGCACCCTCTGAAAGGTCTAATTGGTCTTCTGTATTAATCTCTCTTTTAATTTCAAACCCTTTTAACTTTAATTGTTTCAATGTGTTTCACTCCAGTTATCTCCTACTTTGTATTCGCCATCCATAGGACAACGAAGGTTATAATACTCTCCGGCTTTAATGATACAGTCAACTGCCATTCTCCCTACATTCTCAGCAAGGTCTTCTCTAACTTCCATCTGCCATTCATCGTGTATGTTAGCTACAAACTTAGCATCGAAGGTGTTTAAACTGATCAAAGAATCTAACATAGCTAGTCCTCGCTTCATAACAATTGCACCTCCACCTTGTAATAAAGTGTTGAGAGCAGCGTGCTGTGTGCGAATTAAAAGCTTACGTCCGTCTATTCCTTTCAACCAGTGCTTTCCTGATGCTCTTTGTACTTTATCTCTAAGAGTTTTAAATGATGGATTATTATTAAGGAATTGTTCTCTAAGTCTTTTACCACTCTCTCTGTTTCCTCCAACCACACTCCCAAGTTTTGCATCTCCTGCTCCGTATATAAGTGCATAGATGAATGTCTTCGCCTGATCTCTTGATTCAAGTCCTGCAGTTTTTTGATTAGCGGTGTGTATGTCTCCGTTGATAATTTCATTTATATATTCCTCGTTTTGCATATAGTGTGCGAGCATTCGAAGTTCCAATCCACTTGCATCTATACCTACTAATTTATATCCATCACGTACTGTCCAACATGATCTACATTCTGTACCATATGGACTGTGTATGTTAGGAACTTGAGCCATGTTAGGACTTCTATGAGACATTCTGCCTGTGATAGTTCCGTTAGGGATTACAAATCCGTGTACTCTCCCATCTTCATCCATTGCTTTAATCCAAGAATCAACTTGAGCAATACGCTTTTGATAGAGAAAGTAATCAGCAATTAGTTTTGCTTGTGGTATCTTATCTATCTTACCAAGTGTAGTCTCATCGACAATAGGTTGACCAGTCGGTGTAAACTTCTTAGGCTTCCAACCAAACTCTATCAAGTACTCACCGACTTGTTTACGTGAACCAAGATTAAAGTCTTGAAGTTTCCTACGCATAAAAGGTTCTATGTTATTAGTAGGTAATCTTTCTTCATACTCTTCCGGAGTTAGTCCTGACTTAGATAAGCTTCCATTCTGCTTAAGTTTAGGTGTGACTTGTCTAATGTCAACTAACTTAGGTTTAAATTCTTTATGAACTTCATCCTCTGCTCGTTGCATCTTCTCCCTAAGATCAGCCAAAAGTAATTCAGCTTTTTGTAAATCAAATTGAAACCCTGTGTCCTCTTGTTTCTTAATTATATCTGCAACATTTTGCTCAAGTGCAACACAGTCTTTAGTAAAACCTGACCCTTCTTTTGTTAAGTGTTTGAATAAAACTGTGTTAAGATGTACATCCCTGACACAGTAGTCTAACATATCTTTAGAATAATTTAAGTAATCTTCAAACTCTATCTTCTTAAAGCCTAAACGAAACCCCCACTTCTCTAAACTATGTCCGCCTTCTCGTACTGGATTGAATAGTCTTGACATGACAAGTGTATCTACAACCGGCTTATGTTTAAGCTTAACCTTACTAAACTTCTCAACCATAGGTATATCAAAACCTATAATGTTGTGACCGATTAGCTTGTCGGCTTTCTCTAATAGATCATAACCTTCTTGTAACTTATCGGGTGGAAACTTGTAAGTCTCCCCTGAGTCAACGTCTTGTGCTACTATACAATGTATCTTTGTAGCTTTAAGATCGTCTGTCTCTATGTCAAATACTAAATCCATATCTATAACTCCAAGAGTTCATTATCATCATCTTCAAATTGATCTTTAGGTACTTCCCTTAGTCTACCAGTTTCTCTGTCATAAAGCAAGTGACTTGCTAATCCTACATCACCGGTATATCTAGACTTTAAGACTCGCATCCTAGTGGTATTAGATTCTTCTATATCATCTGACTGTTGATTCCTTTCAAGTGCAATCACACAATCACTTAACTGTGCTATGCTTTGTGAACCTCTAAGATGAGATAGACTTACCTCAACTCCGTTCTCGTGTCCTTTGTTACCATCAACTCTACGTAAGTGAGATACTAATATCATACCCACATTTGTTTCTTCAACTATACTTCTTAGTCTAGTCATGATGTTATCAATAGACCTACGTTCATCACCTTCGGATAATGCAGACACTAACATATGTAAGTGATCTACAACAATCCATTTACAGTCACAGGCAATGATCATGAAACGAATCTTATTAAATATTTCGTCAATACTATTTGTTCCAAAGTGAGCATGAACCCAAACTCTGTTCTTATTCTCTCCATCATATAAGATGTCAAAGAACTTATCAATCTCTTGTGGACTAAACTGTTCTCGTTCTTGATCTATATATAATCTAGCGTTAGCTTCTATAGATAAGATACCATCAACAGTTCTTCTCCAATCTTCCTCAAGAGCAATGATTCCTACGTTGCCTGTAGTTTCTTTGATTAACCAATGCTCTAGTTCTCTAGTCACACTAGACTTACCAAGACCTGTACCACCTGTAAGAGTTAGTAACTCGCCTTGCCTTAATCCATAAAGCTTATCATTCAAACCTTTCCAAGGATAAGGAACACTTTCTTTTTGTTCTCTATTAAAGAAGTCTTCTCTAGCTTCTGATACATTAATGACTCCACTAGGAGTATAAGTTTTTGCACTCCACCACGCTTCAACAAACTCTTTGTGTTTGTTCTGTCGAAGCATATCATTAGCATCTTTATATCCTTCCGGTAGCTTCATTACTTTAGCTTTACTCGGTTGGAATAACATTGCTACTTTCTTTGCAGCTTCCTGTCCTTGCTTGTCGCTATCAAAACATATGACAACATTCTCGAAGCTTTCTAAGAACTCTAAGCTTTCTTTAATGTCTTTGACTGCTCCACTTGAGCCACGTTTAATAGACACTGATGCCCACTTACTACCCATTAATTCATAGCAAGCCATTGCATCGCACTCACCTTCGGTAATGGTTACGTACTTAGCTTTCTGAAATAGTTGTTCACCAAATAAACCTGTTCCATTAAAGCTACCCATGACCGAGAAGTTTTTATCTCGGACATATCTTACTTTAGTCGCAGACAATTCATGCTTGTTATAATAAGGATACAAGTGTTGAACTATTTCCCCGTTAGAACTAAGCACACACTTAACTCCATATTTTTTAGCAGTTGCCTCAGATATTCTGCGGTCTGTTAAAGCCGAATAGTCTGCTC